GTTTTAAACTGTGGGGGCATCTGTGACAAGCGAGTGCAAGAGGCTCTTAAAAATCATAAAAATCTAATCTGTGAGGATTGATATGATTACACCCATCAGCCTGCTGTTTTTTTTTACCTCGCTATTACCTGCTAACATACCTGCAAACATGATCTACATGGGGCCAAGTATTGACCCTATACCTGCAATAAAGATCAAGCGAGGCTATGTAAGTGATAACACATACATGCTCATGACTCCTTATCATTTCATCAGAGTTAAATCTGCTATTGAAAACTCACCGGACCTGTGCACCCTGGCAATAGATGAAAGCATCAAAAAGTGCATGGAGGGAATGGAGAGAGAGCAGGAAATCATGCAGATTAGAGAGAATGATGATAAGGCTCTGATCAAAGCTTATGAGACTAGACTAGTTAAAATCGAGCGTGAGCTTGAGACTACTCTAGAAAAAAATGCTGTGTTACTATGGACTACAGTGGGATTATCATTAATAACCACTGCTAGCATTACTATAACAGCATTGAGGTAATTAAAATGGAAAGCATGAGCGTTATTGACTTGGGCCAAGTGCTTGCAGTATTGGGCTTGTTTTATAAGCTGTCAGCAGACAGGGCACAGCATGCAGAGGAGATGGGGCGCATTAAGTCTCAGATTGAATATCTGCAGGATAAGCAGAACACTGTTGATACTCGCCTCGATAACATTGACTCTAAGCTGGAAAAGTTAATAGCCAGTGTGGTGAGGCTCGAGGCGTTAATCAGCCATAAGAACACAGTTAAATACCTAGAAACGCCTAGCCCTAAATGAAAGCTAAGCATCTTGCAGTAAGAGTGGCTCAGTGTGATCTGATAGCCAGTAACTCACCATGCCCAAGGCGCAAGGTGGGTGCTTTAATAGTTGACCCAGTATCTAACAGCATAGTGAGCGAGGGATATAATGGCACGCCTCGAGGCTCAAGGGTTAATCTATGTGGGGGCCTAACCTGTAAAAGATCTGTTTTAGGCATAGAGAGTGGCACACAAAATGATATAGGCTGCCATCATGCTGAGGGTAATGCCTTAGCCAATGCTTTGAGGGTAGGCACATCCACATTAAACAAGTGGATGATAACTAACTGTGACCCCTGCCTGATGTGTGCTAAAGCTATCCATCATGCAGGCATAACTACTGTTTACTGCCCGAGGGATAATGAGGGTGCAGGCGTGAGTTATCTATTAGAGCATGGTGTATCTGTTATGCAGATTGATCATCAGTAAAGCTCTGTACATAATCATAAGCTGACCAGTCATTTGGGTTCATCTGTCTTAGTACCTCAATACCCTTTACCATGTGCTCATCATCAGTAAATGTGCATACTGTTCTTAGCGTCTCGACAAAAGCAGGCACTTTAATGCGTGGGCCATACCAGGCAGGCTCAAACATAGTAAGCGCTTTATACTGGCTCTTAAATACACTGTGTGCCTTGCCTGCATCATTAGTGTTATACCAATCATCAGCAAGCTTAGGCATCAGGCGAGTGGCAGAGTGCATTACATGAGAGTATAAGAAATCAAGCATCTGATCACCAGTAAGCTCAGAGAGCTTGATGCCCTTAGTCTTGATTAGGTTTTTAACCTCAGCCTCTACCAAGTTATAAGACTCACACACTGCATAGAAATCATCTGTGTTATCCACTGTGTGCATGTGTCTATCTTGCTGAGGTGCAGGCTGTGGCTGTGGCTGTGGTGCAGGTGGCTTGCTTGGCTGAGGTGCAGGCTGTGGTGCAGGTTGATTAGATGGCATGTATTTAACATCATCCTCACCAAGTGAGCGCGTAGTAATCTCAAAGCGCTCTTGATCAGATAGAGGCATATTATCTGCAATCTCATCAGATGAGTAGATGCCAGACACTGCATCAGGCCACACTGCTCTACATGCTGCTGTAATGCATCTAGCTCTCAGCATCTGCAGTGGCATGCGTTTCCAATTTGAATTACCTGTAAGACCCATCTGATGCGCTTGCTGTATTGTAAAGACTTGCTTATGCACAGACTTATTAGGATCATCTGAGCGCACGCACTCGATAACACAAGCCTCTGCATCATGGTGTGTAATCTGCATGCGCTCTACAAGCCCAGAGTTATAAGTAATGCCTGCAATAGCATCAGCACGCATAGTGGGCTTACCCTTGATAGATGTAGTGTTAACCATCACTTGACCCATATCATAGCCCCAATGGTGACCGAATGAAGCATGACATTTAACAAGGTCGAGCGCATCACGCTGATTATTATTAGAAAGCATCAGTGCCATATCCCATGCATCTGCTCTGTTCTCAGGTACCCAAATTGATTTAAGTGTGTTCATGACTGACTCCATAATGTTTTACTCTGTGAGCAATAGTTAAAAGGTGGTTTATAAATAAGTTAAGTTTTACAATTTGTCAAACAAAAGTTAAACAATTATTGATAATAGCTGTTAATGATATCTAGATACATATCTTGTCTGGGGTGCTCTTCAATAGTGTTAGCAGTCTCAATGATAAGCTCAGAGTAATTATCAAGATGGCTCTCACACCATTGGCGTACATGCCCATAGCTAGCAGGCAGCCTATCTGCTTTAGTAAGCTTTAATACTCGCCATGGACTTAATGAGTTACGCACATCATTAGCACACTCATCAGCAGGGGCCATGCCCCAAGGTACGCAGTAGATAGTTACAGCTATCAAGATGGTAGCTACAAGATAAGTTAAAAAGCTCATGTCTGTTTTTATTTGATTGTCTGGGTGCATGTTCATTTGCTCCTTAGTTTTAGTTTAGTTATTGCGCATAAAGTCAAGTGGTGAAAAGGTAGTCTCTTGCTGTAACATGTTTGCTTTCTCAGCTAGCTTCTCAGCTAACTCAAGGCTACATGATCTGTTATTGTTAATGATGAGTGATAGATAATTGATAGTGGTGCCTGACAAGTGAGCCAGTGCTTTTAGTTTAACCGAGCGCTTAAGCGCCTCTCTCTTTTCTGCTGTCATCTGATGACTCCTATAAAGTTAATGAGGATGCATAAGAGTTAACTTAGCTTTTACGTCTTGTCAAATAAAAGTTTAACAAAAAGATAAAAAAAGTTTTGACCACCTGTAAAAGCTAGGTTATGTATAAGCACAGGAGGTAATCAAATGAATAAACTAAATGAGTGTGATCTAAGACGCTCGATAATGAAAAGCACAGACTTTACACCTGCCACTAAACTCACTCTACTGGCTATCTTGCTTAAGGTAGATTGGAATACATGGCGAGGCCCTTGCACTATTACAGAGCTTGAGAGCCTAGCAGGCTTGAGCAGGAGAGCAGTGCAAACTGCTGTTAAGAGTCTAACTGATGCAGGCTTAGTGGCTAGATCATGGGCTAGCATTAATGATAGGCGCTTGCCTGTGATTGCATTAAATGCTCATAAGATTATGGGGGTGCAAAATCTGCAGGGTGCAAAATCTGCACAGTGCAAATCTAGCACCTTAGGGGGTGCAAATCCTGCGTTTAAGGGTGCAAATCCTGCGTTTCACAGTGCAGAATCTGCGCCCTTACAATATAACAATAATAACAATACTATTATACAACCTAAAGAACAGACTCAGGCTTTAGCTTATGAAGCTATTAATGAGACTACTCTAAACTCATCACTGCCTAAGACTCAGCACAAGCTTACACCTGCAATGATTAACACCATTGAGAGCCATGCTAAATACTCTGGGCATGATGAGAGAGTAAAAGTAGCTCGAGAGCATTTAAACATTAAACTACTTAAAGGCGGTTATTATGAACAAATCTAACACCCATGGCATGCAACCCCTAATCACTCCACAGCTTCTAAATCAAATCAAAGCACTTAAGAGCTTGCGAGCTCAACAGCCTGCTAAACCTGCCAAGCCTAAGCTATCATTTAAACATCTAAACGCATCTAACCTAGAGGCTGAGGGTTTTGTGCATCTAACCTCGTCAAGATTTAGCACTAAACCGGTGCCCTATTGTGGGCAGTGTAATGATGGCTGGGCTGATGCAGGTATTGAGAGAACAGTAAAGCTCTGCACAGATTGTGAGATACCAAGGCGCAAGCTTAAACGCCTTAATGATCTAAACCTACCCTCAGATGCTAATGGTGCTCATCTTGGCATGTATGAATGGGATAGCTCACAGCAAAGAGAGAGAATACAAAACCTCATGGGATGGATGATGTACGGGCGTGCTCACTCGCCTCAATCTCCATCTGTTTTAATGTATGGCTCTCCTGGGAATGGCAAGACCACTTTACACTATGCTCTAGCTAAAGAGGCTGTGTTTAATGATCACAGAGTTTTATTTACTACTCACACTGCTCTACTCGAGAGAGTTAAAAATACATTTGGAAGCTCAGAGAAAAACCCTTTATCAGATGGCAAGTGGCTTAAGGGTGTTGACCTGCTTTTATTTGATGAGCTTGGTGGCATTGGTGGCAAGAGTGAGATGAGTAACTGGGCTTATACTCAAAGTGTAGATATCATAGGCCATATTTATGAGCGGTGGGCTAGTGGCTCTCTCTCTGTGCTTATGACTAGTAATCTCACTCCGAAGCAGATTGCTAAGTATTTCCAACATAACCGAGCGGTGGGCAGTAGATTAATAGATATGTTTGGTGAGCCAATACACATGCAAGGCCCAGACAGACGCACTAATCATCACCTTAGCAATGTATATGGGTTTTAATATGTTTTACATCGAGCCAGATAATGATAACAGAGCAAGATACCTAACACCTCGAGAGCAGTATGACAGAGCTATTGTAAATGATGCAGGTGACCGGTGCATATATGATGAGAAACAAGTGCTAAGCATACTCACAGCAGACTATAAGCGAGGTGTAGATCAGCAGTTAAAGAGAGCTTCTGATGAGGCTAGGCAGTATGTGGCACGCAGGCAAGCCCTGCAGTTTATGCGCTTCTTACAGATAGGCTGCTACTATTACCATGGGCCACTAATTAAAAACCTCTCGACACACATAGAGATTTAGTTTATAACAGCCATCCTTTTTGAGTCAGGTCTGCACCTCTTTTTTACTTTTTACTATTAACCTTTTTTTAAAAGAATTGATTAGTATTGACTAATAGATGAGCTCAGATGTCTACCGCAGGCCTGACATTTAATTTGTTTTTTATTGTTAACAGTGTTAACCTGCTTTAACTAAAACGTTATATAGTTGAGGTGGCACCATGGCAGATAAGAAAACTACAGTTATAGGCATTAGGTTAACTGATGATGAATTAGCCCAGCTAGATGATTTATCTAGAGTCTATGACCAAAGTAAGTCTAGGATAGCTCAGATATTCTTTAGAGCAGGGGCTACGCAGTATGTTAACAGAAAGAGAAAAGCTAGAGATGAGCTTAATGCAGTGCCAAATCTATTACAAGTTTTGGGACTCACAGAGGCATCTACCAAGGGCAGCCGAAAGTGCTAACCACTTTGCAAATCAAATACTCGATATTAAAAGGCGTTTAAAAGAGCATGACAGTAAACAGAATAACACTAGTGGGCAATGTGGGCAAGGATGCAGAGCTAAAGAAGACTCAGGGCAGTAGCTATGCGAGATTTACCCTAGCCACCAATACCAACTATAAAAATAATGCAGGTGAGTGGGTTACTGAAACAGAGTGGCATAATGTAAAGGTGTGGGGCCTCACAGCAGAGAGAGCAGTAAGCCAGTGCAGAAAAGGTAAGCTAGTTTATGTTGAGGGTAAACTTGTGAGCTATGAGCATGAGGGGCGCAGGCTGTGGGATGTAAAAGCAGATCTATTTAGAGTGCTTGATAAATCAAACTCATCTACAGAGCACCCATCATCTGAGCTTATTGGCCCGGAGTCACAGGCTACAGTAGAGCCAAGTGGTAACCCTTGGAGTTATCCAATACCGAATAATGATTCATGGCGTAAGTAAGCCATAAACTAAAACTACTAGAGGCCTGCCTATGCACACCTCTACATAAACAGACCTCTTAGGAGTCAAATGAACATGAGTAAAGTAACACGTAAACCTTTGGATATCAATACCCTAAAAGGGCACCATGGCATCCATGTGAAAAATATACCTAATCTGAGTGAGTGGCTTTTATCATATAAGCCCGAGTATAAAACAGGTGAGCTAGTGGCCTTTTTAAAAGAGCATGGTGTGCAGTTTGCCTCTAAGCATGAGTCTACAGAGCTCAGCTATTATTTACCACCTCGTAAAAGTATAGGCCTCTCACTCGAGCCATACACTAAGCGCTTATATACTCTCTATCTTGAGAATTATAGAAAGCTTCAGCCAAGCAAGCCCAGTGCAGAGGCTACCTCTACTCTCGACTATCAAGTGCTTTCTCAATGGACTCAAAACATACATGCCTTAGATGGGCTGAAACGCACAGCACTCAGAGCGCTTGTCTTATATCATCCTGATAAACACTTAATCTATGAGGTAAGAGAGCAAGCATGGTATGCATACATTGCAGAGATGCAACTAGGCACTAAATATGATCAAAGCTCTTTATTCACCGGCATAGAAACTAAGCCACAAGATGAGCCTCAAGATGAGCCTGTAGCTACTGCAGATCAAGACAGCACTCAGCTTTTATTAGATGTGATTAAGTCACAGGCCCAGGCTATCGAGGCTAACTATGAGCAAATTAAAAAGCTACAAGATGAGCTTGAGCAAATTAAAAACCTACTCAATATCCGAGTGCAAGACTTATTAAGGGCAGTAAAGTAATGAGTAACTTTTATGGGTACTTTTTGTTTGATATAAAAAATGAGCCATTGGCTCTAGATTGTAATGATATAAGTGATATTCATCCTAATGAGGACATGACTTATATAGTTATGAAAGATGGCACTATACATTTAGTTGCAATTGAAACTGAGTGCTTAGGGCCTGTTTGGAATAATTATCTAAACTCTACTAGTAAGCCTGTCGAAAGCAGACTTCTTAAGCTAGGAGGGCCACGCATTAAATTAATCAATAAAAATACAGGTAAGCATGAGCTTGTATACTTTACTGATATACAAAGTGCAGGATGTGAAAACCATAATGAGGAAGATGGTGCACTGTATCTTTATGAGAGAACAATCATAAAATTATTTAATGGGGCTGAATACTATATTGATATTCATGCTCACTGGGTTATTCAAGTGTGGCAACATTTAACTAACCCTAGAGTTTATGCAGGTATAAGTATTATAGATCCGTTTAGTAAGCCATTAAAAATAATTCATCATAATGATTTAGAAACTATGGCCTATTCGGACTTTATAGAGTTTGCTAAAGAGATATCTGATGATGAGGGGCCTGCATGTAGATACAGAATACTTATGAGTGATGAGGATATGATAAATGTTTACTAATTATGAATGTGAATTAATTGATTCTATGGGCTCTGATTTAACAGTGGTTAACGCTGCAAGAGTGTCCTTTTCTGCTCATAAAAAACCTAATGAGGGTAAATATACTGTTAAGCCAGCGCTTATAGAAAAAGATGTTAAGCTGCTAAAGTTTTTAGCTGATCATAAACACACAAGCCCCTTTGAGCACTGCACTATTACATTTAGAATTAAGTGCCCTCTGTTTATTGCTCGTCAAATTATGAGGCACAGAACATTTAGCTATAATGAGATCAGCAGGCGCTATACTTCAAAAGATATTGAGTTTTGGTCACCTGCTCACATGAGATCACAAGCTATTAATAATTTGCAGTGCTCTGGTGAAAGATTAGAAGAAGATAAAAGCAAAGAGATAATAGAAACTTATCAAACATTTATTAAAGATGCTTTTTCACTTTATGAGCAATTCTTAGAGGCAGGTGTATCTAGAGAGCAGGCTAGGGCAATCTTACCACAAAGCATGCATACTACTTTTTACATGACAGGCAACTTACTTAACTGGTTTAAGTTTATCAAATTAAGACGAACTACAGAGGCGCAACCTGAGGTTAAGGTTATTGCTGTTGATATAGCTAGAGAGCTTGTAAAATTATATCCTGAGTCTTGTAGTGCTTGGGCAGTAGGATATTGGGATTAATGAACACTAATAAACAAGATGCTATCTCAATGGCTATTAAACTAAAGCGCAAGGGCCTGCTTAATAGGCAGATAGTTAGAGAGCTTGATGCCTTGGGTTATCGTAACCCTAAAACATTAAAGCCATGGACTAAGGGCTTAGTGCAAAAAAAAGTAGAGGGCATTTATCCTGATAAAGATAGTGAGGCTTTAGCTCAAGCCCGAGCCTTAAAAATTAGAGAGCAGGGTTTAACTATTGTGCAAATTGTAAAGCAATTAGAGCAAGAGGGATTTATTAGTTATTGGACACAGCGCCCTTTTGGGCTCTCTGCTGTAACTAGATGGGTAAACAATATAGAGCCTAGTTATAAATCACGAGCTAAGAAAAGAGCTTTAGAGCTATTTGATGAGGGTGTTTATTTAGCAGAGATAGTGAGAGTTTTAGCTAAAGAGGGCTTGATTAATAAACTTACAGGCAAGCCTTATAGCAAAAGCTCATTATATAATTGGATATACTTATGAATAAAGAAATTAAAGCACCAAGCAACGCGCACGCAATAGAGATACTGGCTAAGCTAAGGCGCAAGCTTATAGATAACCATGGCCCAGACCTAGCCAAAGAGTCAGCAGAGCTTTATAATCATATAGAGAAAACACTTTTATCAGCATTGAGAGAGCATTATGAGCACAAAGAGCAAAGCAGGGCGCAAGTCTAAGAAAACACCTGAGAGAGTAGAGAGGCTACTAGATAATCTGAGACAAGGCATGAGCCAAGCAAGTGCCATCACTCAAGCAGGTATTGCTAAAACCACATTCTACACATGGCTTAAAGAGGATGAGCAATTTAAGACTGAGGTAGAAACTGCAGAGGACTTTGCAGAGGCTGTGCAGATAGCTCAGATAAAAGCACTTGGTGAGGCTAAGATGGATTGGCGTGCTTATGCATGGCTTTTAGAAAGGCGTTTTCCAGATAGGTGGTCTGCTAAACGAGAAACCGAGGTAACTATCAATCAATCTAATGGGCAGGCTGAGGTGCTGAGCATGATACAGCAGGCCATGAGTAATACTGATGATGAGGACTAAATGCAGATTCAACTCAATAAGCTGCAAAGGTCGATTATCAACAGGATAATAAATCAAGATGAGGTTATCTCTGCTAGATGTGGGTGGGGCTCAGGCAAAACATCTGCCTTAGTGTTTAGCCTGCTCACTGTTAGCAAGTGGCGTGCAGGGTGTAGCTCTCTGCTCATCACAGATACAACGCCTAGATATAACTCTGTGCTTATGCCCGAGATTGCCAAATGGTTAGAGCCTCTCGGGTGGGTATATAATCACACTCTTAGGCTGTGGACTGATACACATACAGGCTCTACTGTGTGGTGCAGATCGTATTTTAGACCTGGCACTCGAGAGGCTACCCATAACCCATTAGAGGGTTTAAATATAACTAGTGGTGTGTGCCTCATCGATGAGTGCCAAACATTAACAGCAGAGGTAGCACATAAAGCCTTAGGGCGTTTAAGAGCAGGCCCAAGCCCTATAATGATCTTAGTGGGCTTACCTGTGGCAGATGCTTGGTGGTGCAATATGGCAGAGGAGGCAGGCTATCAGCCCTTGCTTTTTACTAGCTATGTTAATCAAGCCAATCTCTCAGAGGCATGGTTTGAGGCTACCAAGATGCTGCCCGAGGCAGAGCGTGAGGCCATGGTGATGAACAAGCCTGCACCTCCCACAGGTCTTATCTATAATGAGTTTACTCATAACCACATTATCGAGGGCTGGCAGTATAAGGAAAGCATGACAGGGCGCATAGCCATAGACTGGGGATTTAGGAAACCATCAGTATTAATTATGGCTTATGATGATGAGTTACAAGCATCTGTTATCTGCCATGAGATTAACCCTGCAGAGGTCACCACAGCACAGCTAGCTGAGATGATACTTAAGGTGGCATGGCCTAGATCACTCAAAGCCCAAGCTAATGGGCCTAAGATCTGGTTAGATGATGGAGTAGCTGACAAGGCAGGCAAGGCACGCAATGATCAGACAGGGCAAAGTGCTTTTAGAGCAATGCGCAAACCACCTGCTCAAGGTGGGCTAGGTATGCATCTTAGAAATACATCAGACCCTATAAGAGTGGATATACTTAATGGCATACAACGCCTCAAGCGTGCTTTTGATTCTAAAAAATATCTCATCACTAAGGAGGTATGGGATTTAGGAGAGAGGGCCCGAGGCAATAGCTTGAGAAAAGCCCTGCTTAGTTACTCATGGGATAATAAAGAGCAGCCTAAAAAAGATGGGCGTGAAGACCCTTTAGACGCGCTTAGATATGATTGCATTATGTTTAACTGGCATGATTCAATAGTAGACTCAAGACAATATACATCTAGAGCTAGAGGCGCAGGTAATATAAATAATAAGCGTAAGGTGAGGATAGGTAGAGCAAGCAAGCAAAGTTTTTAAGGGGCGTGATGTGGAATACACAGAGAGATACTTAGCCATAGTTTTACTTGATCTTATTGGCTCTACTGCATTTATCCAAAGGGTAGGAGCTATGCAGGGTGCGAGGTGGTTACAGTACCATGATAAGCTAGCTAGATCTTTAGTGTATAAGTTTGATGGCAGAGAGATTGATAGGAGTGATGGCTTTTTACTTAGCTTCGAGAGGCCCATAGATGCAGTTAACTTTGCTCTACATTATCAGCAAAGCATCCCAGCTAAGACAAAGTTAGGCGCTCGAATTGGTGTGCATTGGGGAAAAGTAGTAGAGGTTAAGCAAGATGAGTTACACACTTTAGTAGGTGCTAAGAGTATAGAGCTCGAGGGCATTGCTAAAAATATTTGTGCACGCACCATGAGCCTATGCCAAGCAGGGCAGGTGCTGTTAACTGTAGAGGCTATGCTTGCAGTTAAGAGGCGTACCAATACCTTTACACCTAAAAACACACGCTATGCATTAGCAGGCGAGTATAGATTTAAAGGTGTTAGAAAGCCTCAGCTTATTTACACAGTAGGTGCTACCATTGAAAGCTTACAGCCTCCACCATCATCTGAGAAAGCAAAAAAGGTGGCAGGCCCTAGGAAGATCAAGAGCAGGATGAGAGATAGAAAGCTTAAAGAGTGGCTTGCATGGGTTATGTATCGTTTAGCCTTTGGCCTCTGCCTGTGGTTTTGCTTGGTGGCGTTTCCCATATTGAGTAATAAACACTCACGCCTTATGATGGGCTTAGATGATTACTTTTACTGGCTAGATACTTTAATGCTATGGATAACTAGATTAATGAGGGTGCTAAATGGCTGAGCAAAAAAAGCAAAGTGCTAAAGAGATTACTAGGGATGAGAAAGCCCGTAGAGGATGGTGGTTTAGCGTGGTGTTCTTACTAATAGTGGTAGGCCTTATCCTGTTCTTAACTTATGTAAAGATAGTAGACGAGAACAGAGATGTATTAGTAGGCATCTTGGGTATGGTCACAGGCTCAATAAGCAGTATGATGGCTATAGCTAGTGGGCGTGACCCATCAGAGGTAGAGGAGCTTAAGGATAAGCTTGCCTCTGCTAATGCAGATAGAGAGGCGCTTATAGCTCGGTTAAGGGATGCACAGATACAGATGCAAATTAAGCATGATCAACTATTCGAGTTACAGACAGCCATCATTAATAAGTTGAGCATGTTTAGTGATAAGCCACCCATCACACAGCACACAGAGGAAGATGTAGTTTTACACCCTGATGTTAAGCGGTGGACTTAAAGCAAAAAGCCCCACACCTCAAAAATCACAAAAAGGTGTAGGGCTGTTTGTTCAACGCTGGCACACTAAACTATTTAGCGAGTAAATAAAAGCTTAACCACCTTGCCTAGTCTTAAGCTTTTTTTAAGCTCGGACCAAATACTAGACAAGATGGTTAAACAAGGCTCAGTATACAACAACAAAAATACTAAGCCTGTCAGTCAGACAGTTGACTATGTTAACACTGTTAACAAGGTAAAGCAAGCAAAAAAATAGATATATTGCTAAATAATTAAATTGTGCTTATAATGCATCTAGAGCCCATTAATCTACATAGGGGTACTATGAGCACAGCAGATAGAAACCCAAAGCATATGAGAGCCTTAGCCCCACAGTTTAGGACTAAAGGCATAACAGGCACTCAGCTTAATGGTGGTGCCATAGCAGGTAAAGAGCAAAACCCTAGACTCACTGGCCTAAATTGGGTGCAGGAAGCAGAGGAAATGCTTAGGACGGACCCTATAGTTAGGCGGTCTTGGCACATGCTGAGGCAAACTTTGCTTAGTGCCTCATGGCGCTTCGAGTCTGGCCTTGAGGGTGACCCTGTAGCAGATGAGCTAGCACGTTTTGCAAATGAGGCCTATGGCTTTGATGGCTACTCAGGGCAGATGAGCTTAAGCTTTGAGGATCAGCTTGCCTATCTATTTGAGTTTGTGCCATTGGGCTACAGGTATGCTGAGGAAATCTATAAAGTAGGCCCAGACAGCAAAGGGCGTATTAAGGTCTGGCTAGATCAGTATGCAGATCGTGAGCCATCAGCGCATAATAAATGGCTCTCTCGTGACTCACAGCAGTTAGATGGTGTTATACAGAATATAGTAGGCACCACATACACACCCGAGCCCATACCTGCTAACAAGCTTTTACTGCTTACACTTAATAAAACAGGCTCTAACTTTGAGGGTGTTGGTATGCTTAGGCCTGTATGGTGGTGGTGGCGTACCAAGCAGAGAACATCTAATCTAATGTGTGTGGGGCTTGATCGGTGGGCTGTGCCTACTCCTAAAGTGGTAGTAGATAGATCACAAGCAGAAATGCAAGGCCTCACTGATGCAGATGTTAATGCTATGATAGATGAGGCAGAGGGCCAAGCCCAAGCCTTTTTAGCTACTGATCAAAGCTATCTGGTAGAAAATAGCGTAGTCAAGTTTGAGAGCTATGAGACTAGTCCTTACCTATATTCGCAGGGGCCACTTGATATAATTAAGCTCTGTGATAGTCAGATAGCCTCAAGCTTCCTCACTCAGTTTGCAGACTTGGGTAATACCGAGACGGGCGCAAGATCAGTGGGTGAGATACATCTAAGCATGTTTAGACGTGCTGCTATAAACCTTTGTGATATTGTGGCCTCTGCTATCAGTGGAATTGATAGGCGAGGTGGGGGCACCATTGGCAGATTGATCAGATGGAATTATGGCGCAGTAGACCCATCTAAACTGCCTAGGCTTACGCATACAGGGCTTGATACTGATGATCTAGCAGAGAGTATGGGCATGCTTCCACAGCTAGTACAAGCAGGTATCTTAACACCTGATGATGAGCTCGAGCGTGCTATCAGAGAGAGACTAGGCGCAGGAGACCTGCCAGAGGAGGCAAGCAGATCAGCCATTGAGCGTACCTCTACAAGTAAGGGCCTAAGTGCTTTTACTGAGCAGTTAATGAGGAGTAAACGCAATGGCTAGAATTAAGGTCAAATTAGCCATCCCTGCTAAATACTCGCATATAGACTTTAAACCTCCAAAGGGTGCACAGCAAGCTGCTAAGCGTGCCCTTGAGGTGAGAGCCACTAAGCCACCATCACAAAGAGGCATGACAGCCACAGGCCTTGCTAGGGCACGTGATTTAGCCAATGGCAAAACATTAAGCCCAGACACTGTTAAGCGTATGCTTGCATATTTCACTCGCCATGAGATTGATAAAAAAGGTTCCACGTGGAACATGCAGGGCAAAGGGTGGCAAGCTTGGCAAGGGTGGGGCGGTGATGCTGGTTACTCATGGTCTAAGAAAGTAGTTAAACAGATGAAAACAGCAGATGATAAAACCACTGCACTTAGAGCTTATGGTGAGGCTGTGCAGTTAGCAGAGCCTGCACCCACTTATGAGGTGCCCGAGGGTTTAATCATTGGTAAGCCCTTTAAGACTTTGGCCCTAGGTCAAGTGAGCTCTAGACTTAATGGCTCTGCCATTGGTCAAGAGATTGATACAGAGATGCTCTCCGAGATGGTGAGAGTATTTAAATCGAGGCGAGAAGCAGACCCAGTTATTATTGATTGGCAACATGCGACAAGCCCATTTAATGGAGGCACGCCTGCGCCTCCTGAGTCAGGTAATGCCCTAGGTCTGATAGTAGATGTAGAGCTTAGATCTGATGGCCTCTATGCTGTGCCTGCTTATAATGAGCGTGGCCTCGAGGTAGTTAAAAATGCAGGTGGTGTGCTGTGGTCAAGCCCAGAGTTTATCTGTGGCGAGGTCTTTACTAGAGATGGTGGGGAGCCTATTGGCACAGCACAATTATTAGCAATCACACTAACCCCACGCCCTGCGCAATCTAATGACAAGATTAGTAGGGTTACACTTTCAGAGAGGATATCTATGATTGATAATCTAGAGTCTATGTCTGCTGATGAGTTGCGCTCTATGCTTGTCGCTAAAGATGAGATGGTGCGTGAGCTTGAGGACAAAATCAAAGAGATGAAAGCTGACTCTGAGGCTAAGCTTACTGAAGAAAAGCCAGAGGATGAAGCTGAGAAGATGGCTGAGTCTAAAGATGAGGATGAAGCTGAGAAGATGGCAGAGTCTAAAGAGGATGAGCCTAAGAAGATGGCTGAGTCTAAAGATGATGAGAAAAAGAGCTATGCTATGAATGAGGGCAATGCTTTACTGCTCTCAGAAATCACTGCTCTACGTGAAACAGTTAACGCCCTTAAGGCTGAGAAAGAAGCTGTTGAAATGCGTGAGGCTGTTAGCACTTTGTTACGTGAGGGACGCATTAGCCCTAATGAGCAAAATGTTGCTAATGATGCTTGGAAGCTCCGAGAAACACAGCCATCTTTTTGGAAGATGTTTAATGAGCGCCCAGCTAACAGTGCTGTACCTCTTAATCAAGTGGGCCATGGTGCAAGTGGTGAGGAAATCACTAAAGGCACTTTAGATGCAGAGATTAAAAAACTGCAATCTGAGAAAAGCATCAGCTACTCAGAGGCATTAAATCTATTTAGAACACAAAACCCAGACTATTATAAGCAAGCTTACGGAGTATAACGATGAGCAATCCTAACATTATGAGCTTTGTTGCTGATGGCGCTATTACTGAATACGCTATTGTTTCTATGACAGATGCAGGCAAAGTGTCTGTAACTACTCTTGCCACTGATAACAAAGTGGTCGGTATTGCCCAACGTGCCTGCGCTGATGGCGAGGCTGTTGAGGTATTAGTGCATGGTATCTCTCGAGTTATTGCAGGTGAGGCACTTAATGAGACTAAATGCATCCTAAGTGCTACCACTGCTGGTAAGGTTCAACCTTGCGAAGCAGCAGATGTTACTTTTTATCCTATCGCTCGTTTACTGCCTAACATTAATCAGATTGATGTATCAGCTAATGAGCAATGTTTTGTTTATTTCTTTGGCCCATCTAGCCTAAACGCATAAGGGAGTTAATCAATGGCTTCATCATATTCTAATTTACATCCTGTAGATCAAATCCTAACAGGCCTTGTAGCTGAGGCTATCCCTAGTGATGCTCAGCTTATTGCAGACAAAGCTTTAGAAGCTATCAAAATCCCTGAGCGCAGTGGTACTCTATTAGTAGAAGAAACACGTAACTTTATGGGTGCAGGTACAGGCCTTGATTTAGAGCGTGCTCCTGGGGCATCTCGTGCTATGATTGGTGGCTTTGATCGCTCTAGCCAAACATTTAAAGCTAAGATCTACTCAGCATCTGATAGCATTGCCATGGAGGATATCTTTGACTCTCAATATGCAGGCTCCGAAGAAGCACGCATTGCACGCAAGGTAAGCCGAGTGCTTAAGCTTGATCGTGAGAAGCGTCTAGCAGATGTATTGTTTAACACCTCTACATTTAATAACTCAGCAGCATCATCTGCATTTAACGCAGCAGGTGCAGAGCCTTTAAGTGAGCTATTTGATCTTAAAGACACTGTATTTGAGGCATCACATGGCATTAACCCAGATACTCTTATTCTAGGTCGTCAATGCTTTAGAGCACTTGCTAAAAACCCTGAGGTGCGTGGTTATGTAGGTGATAGCACTCTTGGTGTAGCAAGTGGTAATAACCTCCTCAATGATGAGGCTGTACTTGCTGTGCTTCGTGATGTCCTAGGCATCCCTAACATTTATGTAGGTCAAGCTCGTAGAGATACTGCTATCGCAGGTGCTACTAGCTCTGAGTCTTATATCTGGGATGGCGCTAAATTGTTTATGGGTATCTTGCGTGGCTCTGATGCAGTAGTGCAAAAGAGTGGCAACGTTAAGGGCATGCCTGTTGCTGCGCTTAATCTCCAATACTCAGACATGGTAGCAGGTCAATATGACAGCTTAGACAAGACTCGCCGTTATGTATGGGGTGAGGAAGTTAACACTTTCCATGCTGTAGATGGTACTCTAGGCCACGTACTCACAGGCTGTTTTGCTTAAGGTTTTGATCTGTGCTTTATTGCTCATGTGGATTGCAACAAACTACCCTTTTGAGTGAAGATGCTGATAAGCGTGCAGTAGATGATTTATCTAAGCAGGCTAAGGAAGCATCATCTGCTACTATGGCTACTCTCATTAGAGCGAGGCGTGATCAGATCAGAGCAGAGATAACAGCAGAGAGAGAGATAGAGAAAGCTCTAAATAAATCTTTAGCTTCTCTACTCGACACTATAGAGCAGGCTGTGCAGGCCACAGGCCCTGCCTCTATTATTAATGCCTCTGATGATGAGCTTTTAAATCTGCTGATAGCAGGTGGCTTAGGTGAGGCAGTTTTAGATTTATCTACCCAGCAGAGTAAGATAAATAAAACAGTAGATAAGGTGCTAACAGCTATTGAGCCAAGTTTGAGCTTAGATAGTTTAGCACCACAGGTGGATGCATTAAGCTCTCAGAATATATCTGATATAGTTGAGGGTGTTATACTGCCATCTATTAAACAAAACATAAGAGACAGCCTGAGAGACTTAGAGGTTAATGTGCCTCTTAATACTGTAATGAGTAATCTACAAGTTAAGATGGCTCGAGCGCAGGGCAGGCAGTTAACAGAGATTAAAACTAAAATTAGTCAGTATGGGCGAGGCCTAACAGCTATGGCATCTGCTGTGGCTGAGCTTGATCATTATTTATACACTGGCCCACGTGATGGAATTACAAGAGACTTTTGCAGGGCTTTAGTAAATAAGGTGGTAGATGAACAGCAAATGAGTAAGCTTAATAATGGGCAGGGCTTGGCTGTTAAAACCTCGGGCGGTGGGTATAATTGCAGACACTCATGGAGTCCTGTGACAGAATCATTTATTGAGGCAGCTAAACTAACTAGAGCCACAGCCTCAGATATATCAGATGCTAATAAAGGTGGTAAGAAATGATTAAAGTAGCTCGTAACTCTGACTACATGTTTAAATGGACTGCCCCACACCCAGTAACAGGCACAGTTACATTTAACTTATTCAATGGCCCATCAGGTAATATCTCTGAGGACATGACGCAAGGTCGCACAGATGTAACTATTACAGCTATTGCTAGTGATAGGCGTACACTTACCTTAAGTGAGTCTGCATCTTCTTTGGTAGCTGATCAGCAGAGAGCTTTTATACTCACTGCAGGTGATACTTATTTCTCAGTTACTCTCTCTCGTATTGTGGGCACCACAGCTATCTTAGCTGAGCCCTTGCCTCGTGAGATTGATCTAAGCACATCAGCTACTCTGCATGTGCCCATGTATTACTATAATGTCACCTCTGCTAATCTTAGCAGTGCAGATGGCTATTATAGTTACTCAGTAGTTTACACAGCAGACTTAGGCTCTCAGAATCAAGAGCTAACAGAAAAGGGCACAATCAAAGTAACTCTAAGGCCCTTTGATACTGGGCTTGATCATGCTTCATTATTGCGCATCTTTGCACAGCTTGCAGGCATGGTGCCAAGACGACAGGCAGACTTTACACCTCAGATTACCTCTGCATTAGATGAGCTATCTATGCATATTAGATCACATCTATTAGCAGATAATCTAACTGAGGATGAGGTATTTAATGCTGAGAGCTTTAAGCTTGCTCATGCTTACTGCACCGGTGCCTTGATTTATGAGCAATCTGCTCAGCTTGATATGGCTGATGCATTTAGAGCAAGATGCACCGAGCTACTTAATAAGGCCCTTGAGAGTGTGGCCTTAGATGTAGATGGTGATGGCATTATAGATGATGGTGAGGAAAGCTTAAGCAAATCAGGTGGCTCACCTACTGACTTTAGAGCCTCATGGCGTGGCTATAATAAAAAAGATAATGATCTGACATTTACACCTGCTCGAGGCATGAGGCACTAATATGCCAGCTAAGATTAATATAAAGGTGCCTCGTACCTTGTGGACAGCACAGGACAGCATGAGACTTGCACAAAACACCTTAGCATCTATCAAGCTGAGAACATCTGAGGGAATAGATGCCAATGGTGTGCCCTTTGATGATTACTCTCAAGAGCCGATCTATGTGGCTAAGCAAGGTGCAAGGCTTGCGCCCAAGGGTGGCAGGCCATCACGCACAGGCCAGAGTGTTTATTATGCAGGTGGCTATGAGCAATATAAAGAGGATAGCAGGCGTAGAGGGCGCAAGGGTAATAATGACTCTGCTCAGGTGGACTTGGTGCTTAGCGGTCAGTTGATGAATAACTTGATAGTTAAAGAGGCCACAGCCACAGGCTTTACCATTGGCTTAACTAAACATGTGCAGAGCTATGGTTATCATGTTAATAGTAAGAGAGAGTTTTTAGGCCTTACTGATGATGAGATAGATATACTTAGTGAGGCTGTGGGTATCGAGGTTAGGAAAAAATTAGGAGTAGCTAAATGAGTAAAGGTATTTTTTCTGCTCTTGAATATATAGAGAATCTAATCGAGCTCACTACACCTAAATCAGATGTGCATCATGGTTTTGTAGCTGTTAATCGTGGTGATGGGCTCACAGCTTCTTTAGAGAATAGACCACACTCAAATAGATACTTTGAGCTTGAGCTTGAGGGCCTGGCTCAAGATGATGGGCAGGCAGGCATCAGTGGGCGCAAGCGCTCAAGAGTAAATCTTAGAGTGCGGTATGATATCCCATCTGATCAAGGCTATCTGATGAGGCTGATAAATGAAGATGTATCTTATTTAATTGATACACTCAAGGGCCCAAATTATGACACTATTAATACAGGTATTGTCTCGATAATACCATTAACCCCTTTGCTAGAGCCTGTGCTAGATGCGCAGGGTGATGCATTAGCATTTATGTTAACTCTGGCTTTTGATCTTTTATACTTGGAGGCATAAGCATGGCATCTACAGTGCGTAGTTTAAGCGTGGCCCTTGAGGGCTCTGGTCAGTTTGGCTCATTAGGTTCTGATGGCATCCCATCAGCATCAGGGCTAACTTTTGTTTCAATCCCCTGTGAGCGTGACCCTATTATTATTAGTGGTGAGCCTGTCATCAGTGAGCGCAATGATGCTAAAGATGGTCCTTACTTTGTGCCTCCTGAGATTGACACTGTGTTTAATAGCTCAGGTAACAAAGTGCATAGGCGTACAGGTCAAGTAGTTGTTAGAGTAGATTTAACTACTATTGGCAGTACACCTGCAGACTACTCAGCTAATTATCTTGGTTACTTGTTAGGCGCAGGCTTTTTAACTCAAGTGCCATCTGCCAATGCTAAGGCTGATACAGTAACATCAGTAACAGATGTAAATACATTTACACCATCAGCAGCCTTTAATGAGGCTGATATAGGCACCCTGCTTAGCACCACCATTGGAGGGCGTGCAGAATACAGTGCTATTACTGACCATGACTTTGGTGGCGCTACTGATATTGTAAAGATGAGCCCAGCATTAAGCTCTACCTCATTTACTGCTGTGCGTGGCCTGCAGACTTGGTATGTGCCAAGTAGAACAGCCACAGGCACCTACTCTAGATCAGTAGCCTTTAGAGTGGATGGCAATAACTTTAGAATGTTTGCTTTTGGCTGTGTACTTGAGAGCCTATCAATCACTCTTGATAATGGGCGCTTAATGGGCGAGTTTACCTATCAATCTGCATATATTACAGATGATCATGATAATGCAGTAGGGCCTATTGAGCCTGCTTATAATGGTGGTCAAGCACCTTTCTTTAGAGGTGCCTATGCTGTTATTAGCTCGGGCTCACCTGCAAGCTTAACCAATGGCACAGCACCCGAGGCTCAAGGGCGTATTGCTCTAGATGCTGAGGACTTTAGCCTAACAGTAACTAACACTCTCACACCATTGGGCCACAGTAACAGCATCTTAGCTATGAGTGGCATGGAAATTAGTGATGTAACAGTAGAGCTTAGCTTAACTCTAAGCAGTGTTAATACCACTATTGCTAATGATCACCTTAACCGAGTAGTAAGACAGGTGCTAGTAGGCACAGGCCCCGTAGGTGATGGCCTTGGCTGTGCAATCATGTTGCCAGCAGGCATGCTCACTGCAGACCCTAATGTCTATGATGTAAGTGGTAATGATATTGTTAGACAGACTCTGACTTATCAGCAATCACGCTATGCAGGTGATTACTCAGGAGAGAATACTGAGACTTATGAGAGTAATGCTGGGTGTTCACCATTTAGATTAGGCTTAGGAGTATAAGACCATGGCTTTACGTTTTCTTACTAATGCTCACCACACTATAGATGTAGTAGTCACCTGTGATGATGCAGTGCAGTGTACTGATGAGCAGAGAGCACTATACCTATCTGATGCTAACAGAGAGCATTTAACAGTAGGAAACGAGGCCACAGTTTTTACACTAAAAGCCCTTAGCCCATCAGATAGAGAAGATGCAGAGCAGAGAGCAGGTGCTTTCTCTCGATCTGAATTAGGGCGCTTGCTATGGGTAGAGGCACCATCTGAAAAAGTCGAGCGTGCTAAGTGGCACCATGCTCTCAGTGTAGATGAGCGTGAGGCCATGGCTGATTATCAATCTTATATTAGTAGAGTCTATATTGAGATGGTTAGAGCTTCACTCACTCACATAGATGGTGAGCCTGCATCTATTGATCAGGTGCAATTAATTAGGCCTGATGATGTAAGATCATCTACCATCAGTGAGCTTGTTATACATATACAGAGGATAAGCTTATTAGGTGATGAGGGAAAATAGCACTTGCCTCTGCTATCTGGCTAAACCACAGCAGGGGCAGGGCTTGGGATTGCTCGCAATGTAAAGCAAGTGCAGGCCTGCGCTCTAAGCGTGGTAACTGTGGAGGCCCATTTAAACAGGGATTACCTCAAGCTCAATCTGATGATCATGGGCTTTACATTATGGGTTATCGAGTAGCCCCAGATTGTGGTGAGGATTATGCAGACCTAAAAATAAGGTCATGCCCAGTTGCCTCAGCTAATCAGCTTGCCTCTGTTATACAAGCCTACCAACGCCACAAAACAGGCCTATTACCTCTTAATCAGAGTTATCCTCATCCCACCTGCGCAATCATTGAGGCTGTGGAGGTTTTACACTATAATGCAAATGATGCAGAGCACAGAGCCCATGAGAGGGCTATGAGAGAGGCTAAACAAAATGGCTAATCAAGTAGAGATAGATGTAGTTTTAACAGGGGCTGAGGAAGCAAGTAGAGGCCTTAATGGTGTGGGTGAAACTGCAGGCAAGATGGCTGATAGGTTTAATGATGAGAATAGCAAACTAGGTGAGGGCCTAAGCTCACTCACTGGCAATGTAGAGGAATTAGTAGGCTCTGTTAAAGAGTTTGGCTCAGTAGCTACTACAGTGAGTAAGTCTAATAAGATGAGCTTTCTTGCATTAGTGCCTGCAGTAGGTGCAGTGGCAGGTGCTCTCTATGGGCTATATGAGGCTTACTTAAACATCAGTGGTGCTGCTGAGGAAGCTGAGAAGAATACCGAGGCCATGGCTGCTGCTGCCTCTGATTTAGAGAGTAAACTTGAGAGCCTAGCCGAAAAGGGCGTTATACCTACCTCAGATGCTCTAGATAAGTTTATTAGAACTAACATTAAAGCACAACTGGCTAAAGAGGCACTACAAACTAAAGTTGAAAAGCTTAAAAATGAGTTTGAAAACTTAAAAGAGGCTCAGGATAACGTAGGAGAAGCTCAAAAAGGTGATGCAGGTTATTTGCTCACATTAGAGGCAAATATAAGAGGCGTGAGTGCTTTAAGATTAGCACAAAAAAAATATGTAGCTGTACTTGACGAATACAGAGAAAAAGTAGACCTAGTAACTAAGGCCCATGCAGATAATCTGCCAAAGCTAAAAGATGCTGCTAAAGAAGAGAAAGCTTTAGAAGAACAATCTGCAGAGGCTACACTTGCTAGAGTAAGAGAAAATATAGCCCTGCTTAATACTCTCAAATTGAGAGAGGCAGAAATAGAGACTACAGGCACTCAGCTTAAGGTTAAGCAGATTGAGATAAGCGCCCTTAAAGAGTCTGCATTACTCAGAGCTAAAGAAAATGAGGAGGATGCTAAAAAACTCTCTCAGATGGAGGAAGATCTTAAAGCCCAGATAGCTAGATTTAATAAGCTAGATCAGCTTGAGAAGCTTAAGCAGGTGCAAATAGATCGTACAGAGGCAGAGGCAAACAAAACTACTAATAAAGCAATCAAGCGCATAGATACTAGGCGTATTAAAGAGCTTGCGATAGAGAGACAAAAGCAGGCAGACCTTAAGGCGCTTAGACAGTTAGAGCTTGAGGAGATGCGCCAGAATGGTGCAAGCGCTTTAAGGCTTTTAACTGAGCGCTATAATGATGAGTTTGCTTTAGCAGGTAATAATCAAAATCAACAGTTAATAGCTCAGAAACGCTATCAATTAGGGCTCACCCAAATACTCAAAGATGAGCAAGCTAAGCGAGAGGCAAGCAAGGCAGAGCAGGATAAGCGAGATAAAGAGAGAATTAAACAAGCTCAGATGATGGCCCTTGAGAGCCTAGAGTTTGATTTACAGATGCAGACTCAGCGCCAAGGCTTTACAAGTCAGCTACCAGTTATCTCTGATTTTCAAACTATGCAATTTGAGACAGAGAGAGAGCTTGAGCTTTTAAAGGTGCGTTATGATAAAGAGATAGCTTTAGCAGAGGGCTCACAAAGTCAAATAACAGAGATAAATAGAAGAGCTGTTGCAGAACGAAATAAAATAAATGTAGGAAGCTCTGAGAAATTAATAGAGCTAGTAGGTGAAATTACTAGGCAATATGGGGCAGGCCTTGCAGAGGCTGTTTATACATCTGCGCTAATGGGTGAATCAATGAGTAAGTCTATTGGTGAGATACTTTTTGCACTTGGTAAACAGGCCTCTGTAGAGTCTTTAGTGCAAACCGCAAAAGGTGTAGCATCTCTGTTTATAGCACCACAGTTAGCAAGTAATCACTTTGCTGCAGCCGGTTTATTTGCAGGTGCAGCAGCAGCCGCAGGCATAGCAGGCAAATCATTAGGAGGCGGTGGCGGTGGAGGCGGTGGCAGTGCCTCAGCTACTCCCACAGGTGCACCCACAACAGCACCCACACCACAGAGAGAGCAAGCAGAGCAGGCCCCAATGGTGTTTAATATAAACTTTGGTGGTGCTGTGATATATGATACTAAGCGCTCAGCAGAGCAAGCTTTAGCAGATAGAATTACCAGCTTGCAGAATACTCGCAGGCGTGGTGCCCCTAGGAGGTTTTAATGCCATTGAATAACCCTGCACCTAACTTTGCACTACTCACCTCTTTTGATATGAGGGGCCAGGCATCACAAACTGTATTTACTCGCAATGGTAATGCAGTGACCTTGCCTGCCTATGCATCAGATGAGGGCCACTTTGAGGATGTGCTTTTCTTTCTAAATGGGCGTATTAGCTCAGCCACTGTTAATGCCACAGATAACACAGACACTATCTCTAGCTTTGGTGCTGACTGGGTAGTATCTATTAACTCATCTGATAAAGTGCAGATAAGCTCTGATACTGAGTTTGAGGTAACACACACAGGCACCACAGATGCGCTAGGTTTTGGCTCATCTACTGTAAGCTCTGTGTTAGTGGGCAGTGAATACATAGCCACAGCCCCTAATGATTGGTTAAGAGGTGTGGTTACTCTTGATGATCTAAGTTATAGGATAGATGAGGTATTAGGCTCAGGCACATTTAACACACCTGCAGTTAAGGCAGATGTACAGGATGTGCCCACATGGTTAAGAAGCTCTAGCACATCAGACGCTGATACCTTTGGGCTTACCTCTCTACAAGCTCTCGATAATTCAGCTAACAGTGTTACAGATATAACATGGCTCATTAATGATGATGGCTTTACCCAGTGTTATTATCGTACCTCATTAGGTAATATCACTTGGAATAGCACAGCCATTAGAGATGCATTAGGCTTTACAGGTGATGAGGTGCCTGTGATAGATGGCACAGTGAGCAGGCTAACATCTACTTATAAATCTCACTCTGTTTTATTGCCTAGTAGGCCCTATCAATCACACCATCTGCGAGTAGAAAACCTTAGCCAAAGCAGGCGCAAGATAGGTGGGGGCTATGTAAGTAATTACATTGGCACTTATATAACCTCAGTGCTGCGCTTTGATTTAGATGCTTTGCTTGATAGCCAAGATGATTACAGACACTTTGCTAACAAGTGGCTTAAGCTTTGTTCAGAGGGTGAGCGAGTAAACTTTTATCAATCATGGGGGGATAGTCGCAGGGCTTTGATTACTGCTGATGTTAATGCAGATCAACCTGCCTATGATGATCTATACACCTCAGAGGATAATGGCGAGTTAGGCAGAGTGAGAGGCACACTATTAACTGCTCAGTTTGATCTAACTTATCCATCTAGGCTTAAGCGCAGGGTGCCTGTTAATATGGAGATTGAACATCTATGAGTAATAGTTTTACATCACCACCTACATTAGTAGACCCAGGCAGGCTTACAGCCTCTCAAACGATACGCAGTACAGAGATAGCTAGATTAAGTGATCTGGCAAATTATTGTTTTGCCACAGGTGGCACTTATAACTGCCTCTCTCAGATGTATGATGATTTATGCTTTGTAACAGATAGCACTAGTTATACAGTCATGGCTGAGTGGATAATACCTAGGATTAGTAATGAGCATAATACACTAATAGTAAACGTGCAGGGCTACTGCCCCACAGCAGCTAATGCTAGTGTAGAGCTAAGTCTATATGTAGGTTCAACTAAATACACTACTTATGTAAACATCACTGATCAGGGTAGATATAACTCATCATTTAACACAGCTACTATTAATGTTACAGGCTCTCATACAGAAGCTGAGGCGAGTTTAACACTATCTCTAAAAGCACCAAGTGGGCAGGAGGCAGTTTTATTAGGTGTGCAAGCTAATTGGCAGGCCTTAACCTCACCATTGACCACAGGTGAGCTAGGGCAGGCGAGTGATATATTTACACCACAGGGCCAAACTAGACAGAGTGCAGATAAACCTCTTGCTAGTAGGTGGGGTGTGGAGATGCTTGAGAATATAAACACTCTAAGGCGCAGGCCTCGAGTGCTGTTTAATTGGTCAGGTGTTAGAAATACATCATCCTCATCAGCTATATCTGTAGCAGGCGCAGGGCCTAAAGGTATAGGGCGTGGTGATCTTAGCTCTTTCTATGCAGAGGTGGCATTATTCGCTGGCATGGTCGAAGATGAAAACCTTAATTTGAGAGTGTGGACTAAGCTAAGAAACTATTCATCGGGTGATATTTATCTAGATGTGATGGGCAATACACTCACTCTAAACTCATCTAATTGGCAGAGCCATGATATTGAGTTTGTCTTAGATGAGGTGGCCCGTTCTAATCAGTTTGGGCTTAGTATGTATCAGGCAGGTGTAGATGATACACGAAACCAAATAAATGCAGTAAGTAGCACTCTAAGGCCTCCATCTGCTTTCCCTTATATCTCTGGCCTCTGCATCTTAGGAGTGTAATCCATGCTCATACCATCAGCATTTAGAAAGCTACCCAATGAAAAGGGCTGTTATAATGGGCAGGTAGTTATGGGCTCTAATGTAGCTCAGATGGCCTCTGCACTTGCGCAGTTATCTCACTGCAAGTTTTTAGGTGAGGCTCATTATCAGATCAGCCATAGCACTTACTCCACAGATTGGGGCGCTGAGCAGTATGGCGCTCGATTGCATACAGCTACCAGAGTGCTAAAGGGCTACAGTGGGCAAGATTATCATTTCTTATATCAGAGCACTGCACTTAGTGAGAGATTAGCTATTATTCTTGTTTATGGTGCTGATTACTTAGCAAGCACACCAAGTATAACTATAGAGCTAAGAGACACAGCATCTAATAGCTATAGCGGTACAGTGTTAGATTATGGGATTAGATTTACTGCACCACAGCATTTAGAGTCTGTGAATGTGCCTTTTGGTGATGCCATGCCACCAGACTCATGGGCGTTTAGTGGCACACGCAGGATAGATGCACCGAGTAACACCACACCCGAGGGCCCACGCCCTTTATATGTGCCATCAGCTAACAGAGGTGACCTATTGAATATAAAGATTACTGTTAGCAGTGTAAGCTTAACTGCTGTGCATATTTATGATTTATATGAGCTAGAGGTAACACCATGAGTTTTACATCAGATCAAGGGCGCAGGGTTTTTGCTTTAGAGATAGGTGGCCTCATCTATCGGTATCATAGTGGCGCAGGATGCCAAGGGCTAGTAAGTATTATAGCTAGTGGTATTGATTATATAGATGTTGAGGCCATTAGCTCAGTAAGTGCATTTAGTGCCTCTATTGACCCATCAGGGGGAATAGGTGAATATGAGCCAATTACTGTAACTCTCAATGTTAATAAGCGTGGGGGTGCATCAGATGCAGGTGTGATCTTTGGCAGGTGTGGCGCAAGGTCAGCAGGCACAAGAGCTAGAATAACTGCCAATGTAGATAGAACAGATACCTCTGTTAATGTAGATACTGATCTAACTAGTTTAAGCTATCCAAGACTTTTGCATATTGGTGCAGAGTCCTTAAGAGTAAGCAGTGCTACAAGCACAGTGCTAACTGTAAATGGCAGAGGTGCAGGCAATACTGCAAATCAGAATCACTCGATAGATTTAGAGGGTGTATCTGTGCCAGAGGTTACCACTGAGATTACCACATTTAGAGGCAGACGAGCTAAGCTATATTGTGCTCATCAATATCCTGATGGCACATTAAGCGCATGGCTTGAGGTCATTAATGGCTTTATAGAGAGCACACCCATCATAGAACAAGGTGACTCTGTTAGCTTGTCTATTGTGCCCATGGTGGCCTTAGTTGATACAGTGGTGACTGATAAAGGGCTTAATCAAACTGAGCTTTTGCATGGCTTCCATCACTTTGGCAATCGAGGCAATCTGCTAGAGTATGGGATGAGAACAGTGCCAGAGGGTGGCTATGGCTATCATAGATATGATTTAGACCATGGCTCTACTGTCACAGCTAACACTATTACAGTATTTCAAAACAGCACCACAGTTAACTTAGATTATGATGTGAGTTTACCCAGTGGCTTAGATAGTAATGATGAGTGGATATTACCAAGGCCACACCCACGCTATCCATTTATTCAACTAAACCAAGGCAATGGGCCTGCTGTATTTCCTACAGCCATTACAGATACAGCTAACACTGATGGGCGTGCTGTTTATCAAATTGCTCTTAACTCTTTTGCATCCTCTGCCAATGCCACAGAGCTTGCTTATTCTGTTAATGTAGCCCTGCATGCTAATGTAGAGCTTAAACAGCATGAGCTAAGTGGTCTGCAAGAGTGGCCTGCTGTGATTAATGAAACGCTAGAGAATGATGGCCCATCTATCACCACTGGCACAGATGGGGGCGTGCTATCTTGGAGGCTCACAGAGGATAACCAAGTTATAGCAAGCAAGCTCTCTGCATCAGGCACAGCCTGTGAGCTTTTGCTCTGGACTAATCTAGAGGCGTTTAAAAACAATAATGACCCATGGCCATTTGCTAGGGCTTTTGATGGTGATCAATCAAGCTTAGCATCATCTACTCAAAATAGAGTGTGGTACCCTATTGATCTAAGCCAAGAAGATCAAGCACCCTTTGAAGATTACAGAGGCACAGCTAATAGAGAATCTGGCTATTATGTGAGAGTTAAAGTAGATGGTGTGCAAACTACTAGCACACATCAGCTTAGAGATGTGGCCTTAGCTTATTATCAAATTGATGAGGATAGGATTTTAACTAAAGGTAGCTTAGGTTTACCAAGCACAGCAAGCTCTGAGCTATTTGATATAGTAGTTAGTTATTATCATCGAGAAACGCAGGAGATTAGAGAGCAAACCTTTAAAGCTACTCATGAAACAGTGGCTAGCTTTGGTGGCTCTAATGTGGGTTATTACATCCATTTAAACAGATCTTATCTAAATGACTGTGTGAGCTTTGGAGATTGGGCCACAGGTGAGAGAGCCTTGATTACTCGGGGTGGTATGTTTAATAATGAGCGTATTGGTACTGCTCTTTTACAGCTTCTTAGCAGTGGAGGTGGGGGCACAGTTAACAGCACTTATGATGTGTTTAGCGTGGGCTGTAATTTAAACCTATCCCATATAGATGAGGACAGCTTTTTAGCCATGGACTCAGCAAGCCCTTTTACAGTAAGTGGGCAATTCTCAGGAGTGGGGGCCAATGTCAGAGAGATTATCAATAGTCTGCTAAAGCTTATTGGTGCTGTAATGATAATGAAAAGGTCAGCCACAGGTGCCAGCCAAATTGCACTTGTGCCCATTGGTGCAGAGAGGTCTGCAGATGTAGCCCTAGAGATTACTGCAGGTGATTGGCTTACAGAGCCTGCACCCACTTGGGATAACTATGAAGATATAGTTACACAAATTAAGTACCTGTATGATTATGATGTAGCAGAGGATAAGTATAAGTCAGAGGTGTTTTTTAATAATCAAGAGGCTATTACTCGCTATGGTGGCGAGCGCTCACAGATTACCCTTGAGCTTCCTGGCATTAGCTCTGATCAGTTTGGCAGAGGTGCAGGCAATGTCTATGCTGAGTTTTTACCTACCTCTGCAAGAATCTTTAACCTGCTCTCTAATCCTCTGAGACTTTGGAGAGGCGCAATAGGCACAGGCCATAGCTCACTGTTAGACTTAGGCGCTTATGTTAAATGCTCATCACCACACTTAAGAGATTACTCTGATAACTATGGTGTAACTGATGGTGTGGGCATGGTGCGCTCTATTAGACAGGAGCTTATGAATGAGGGATGTGAGCTTGAGCTAATTACTACAGGCCTTACTGCTGTGGCTTGGAATAGCACAGCCACAGTAGCCACAGTGCCAGATACCACATCAGTTACAGTTAACACAGATGATTACAGCACTAGTGATGTAGATGATGTGAGCTTTTTTGCAGAGGGTGATGTAGTTGATTATGTGCCAAAGGGTGCACAAGATACAGCCATCACAGGCCTAACCATTAGCAATATATCATCTAATACTATTACCTTTTCATCTGCTCATGGTATAACATCAGCAGGGGGCACACTTGAGCCCACTAGCTATGCAGATGCAAGCGACACACATAAGGCTGATGCTTATTTAGCTGATAGCTCTAATCAATTAAACTCTACAGATAATGCTCAGGAGTATAACTAAATGCCTACTAAAGCAGAATTAGAAGCAAGAATCCAAGATTTAGAGCTAAAAGCAGAAAGCTTAGAGAGTGATATTAGACGCACTAAGCGTGCTCTAGGCCAAGCCCATTTAGATCTAAATGTAACAGTAAAAGAGGGCCATAATCATTTAACGCCTCATCTTACCGAGCATGCACGCAAGGCCTTAGCCCGAGCTAAAGCAGAGCTTGATTTAGTCGTTAAAGACCCATGCTCTAGAATTGATAAATATATTAAATCATCTGAGGGCCTTGGGTGGTCTTGGGTAGAGCCATATACTAAGAATGGGCAGTTTGCATGGTGCGGTGCTTTTGCTGCCTTTTGCTATCCTGATGTTAATGCACAGATTAGAAAAAAGATCTTTCCTAGCTGTTATCGGCTTTACTCTAACTGGGCCCAAACATCTCGCAAAATCTCAGTAGAGAACATCCAAGCAGGTGATGTAGTAGTAGTGTATACATCTAAGCGCAGTGTGCAGGGTGATCACATCACATTATGCACAGATGCATCCACTGCTAAAGATGGCTATATTACCACCATTGAGGGCAATGCACATGGCACTTTAGGTGATGGCACTAAAGGTGAGGGTGTAATCACTCGACAGCGTGAGCTACATGAGGTGGCCCATGTCTATAGATTGCTTGGAGTAGACTTTAATGAGTAATCCTACACTTACAGAGAAAGCAGGAGGGCGCAAGGCCCTTGGCTTTTACAGTGCCCTAGCTTGCTGTTTTGTGCTTGCTATCATGGATAAAGCTCATGCAGAGGTACTAGGTTTAATTGATACACTCTTTTTCATTTATGCAGGCGCTAATGTGATGGCTAAGCGAGTGCCTACCAATTCAAAGCCAGAGGATAAAACTAATGAGTAAATACGGAGTACAAAACCCTATTACTGCTGGGCAGTTTACTGCATCTTATAATGCATCTGCTGTGGCTGATACAGATTGGCACACACTCACATCAGGTGATTTCTATGATTGGATTACAGGTCAGCAGGTACCTAATGGATATAAGTTTGCTTATCTAGGTATGGCTAGTGGTTCAAGCTCATCTATCAGTTATGTAAAGGGTAGAGCAGCAGATGCTGGCTCAGATGGCAAGGGTAATACTGATGGTGTAATACCTGTTTTAGGTGTTTGGTCTAATGATATTCAAGCGCTAAATAATGGCTCACAAGTTACCTCTATTGCGTATGCAAAAGGTGGTGCAGGTGACTCAGTAATTATCTATGCAGGGTTTAATAAGGTGTAAACATGGCGATTAAGTTTGATACATTTAAAACAGGTGGCGCAGGTTCATCAGATGTAACCTCTGTTAATGGTGAGCAGGGTGATGTAATTGTCACTCTCGACAGTGCTACTGATCAAGGGGCTACTACTACCAACAGCATTACAGTGGGTGGCCTTAGTGTGGGCACAGCTTACAGCTTGCCTACTGCTGATGGTACAGCTAATCAAAGCTTAATTACTGATGGCTCAGGTAACCTATCATTTACCACATTAGACTTTACAGGTGGCCTCGAATATAAAGGCACCTTTAATGCTACTGCAGGCACACCTAGCTTAGCCAATGCTGAGCAAGGTGATTACTATAAGATTGATACTGCTGGCACCATCTATGGGCAGACTTGGGCAGTAGGTGACTCACTGCTTATAAATGCTGATATGGGTGGCACAATCACTAACAGCAAGATTGATAAACTTGACAATACCGAGTCAGTAACATCAGTAAACTCACAGACAGGCGCTGTTAATTTAGGCGCAGGTGATTTATCAGATGTAACTATTACAGGTGCTGTAAATGGAGAGGTGCTTAAATACAATGGCGCTGCTTGGGTAGATGCTAATGTAGATTATACTGAGGTAACTAACACGCCCACTAATGTTAGCACATTTACCAATGATGCAAATTATGTGGCATCAGGTGATAATGTAAGCACTTTAACTAATGATGCAGGCTATCTAACAGATATTACTGCAGAGGGCCTTAATGATTTATCTGATGTATCATTTACAGCAGGCGTAGGAATAGATGGGCATGTGCTGACCTATGATAACACTGCAGGTGAGTGGCAAGCAGTAGCACCTGCAAGCGGTGGCCTTACTGCTGTGGTTCAAGACTCCGCACCACAATTAGGAGGCCCTTTAGATGTGAATGGGCAGGAGATTACATCTGCGTCTAATGGCAATGTAGTGATTAATCCTAATGGTACAGGTGAGATTACAATAGGCGCAGATGTGGTGCCTGATGCAGATGCTACTCATACCATTGGCTCAGAAGATAATAGATACATCACTACTTTCTCTGATCTTAATGGGGCCATCAGATTTAAAGCTAAAAATGATGAGGGTGCACAGATCACTAAGGGCCAGGCAGTTTACATTAAAGGCCTTGCAGGTGATGGCACCACACCCACCGTAGGCTTAGCTGATGCAAATGATGCATCTAAAATGCCTGCCTTTGGTTTAGCGTTTAATACTGCTAATGATCAGGCAGAGGTGCAGATAGTGCAGGTAGGTAACCTCACAGGCCTTAATACATCTGGCTTTAGTGTTGGTGATACTCTGTATATCGACACAACAGCAGGCGCATTAGTGAACACTAAGCCCACAGGTGAAACATCACAGCTACAGAATATCGGGCGCGTGATTAGAGCAGATAATGCAAATGGTGTAATCATGGTAGGTGGTGCAGGGCGCTCTGCTGCCACACCTAATCTAGATCAGAATAAAATCTTTTTAGGCAATGCATCTAATCAGAGTGTAAGTACTGCTCTTAGCTCGATTGCACTTAGCTCTTTTAATGATGATCTAAGCTATCTATCAAGTGGTGATAATATCAGCCTCTTAACTAATAACTCTGGCTATATTACAGATATTACAGGTGAGAGCCTTGGAGATTTGTCAGATGTAACAGTAACCACGCCATCTAATGGGCAGGTGCTTAGTTATAATGGCACTAACTGGGTAAACAGTGCATCATCAGCAGGCTCATTAAGTGGCTTGTCTGATACCACCATTGGCACGCCTGTAAATGGAGAGGTGTTAAAGTATAATGGCACAGCATGGGTAGATGCACAGCTTGCTTACTCAGAGTTAAGTGGCACGCCTACTAATGTCAGCACATTTACCAATGATGCAAATTATGTGGCATCAGGTGATAATGTAAGCACCTTAACTAATGATGCAGGCTATCTAACAGGCATCACAGGTGAGAGTATTGGTAGCCTATCTGATGTAACAGTAACAAGCGCTACAAGTGGCGAGGTATTAAAGTATAATGGCTCGGCTTGGGTAGATGCTTCTGTTGACTATACAGAGATAACTAACACGCCCACTAATGTCAGCACATTTACTAATGACTCTGGCTATCTCACAGGCATCACAGGTGAGAGCCTTGGAGATTTGTCAGATGTAACAGTAACAAGCGCAGCTAATGGTGAGGTGCTTAAATATAATGGCACTGCTTGGGTTAATGATACTATTAGCGCAGGAGGTGGTTATACTTTCTCAGCTATCTCATCAGCTACTACTGCTCAGATTAGCTATCACTACTCTTGTGATACATCAGGTGGGGCATTTACTTTAACCCTGCCTGCTTTATCAGGAGTCACAGCAGGCCAAGAAATTAGAGTTAAACTAGCCACAGCAGGCAATGATTTGACTATAGCACGCACAGGCTCTGATACTATTGATGGCCTCACAAGCTTTACTCTAAGCACTGCTAAATCATCTATTACACTTGTAGCTAATACAAGTGGCACAGACTGGGAGATTGTCTAATGAGTCACAATAAGATAACTGTTGCAGGGCAACAGCCTGATGTAAATGGCAGTATAACTGTGCCCTTTGTCAGCACAGATGAGATTACAGGCACACCTGCAACAGATGATTATTTAAAATGGAATGGTACTTTTTGGGAGCCCACTGCTAATGCATCATTAACCACAGGTGTAGGGCATATATTTATAGGCCAAGGAGAGAGTGATAATTACTCTAATTCACCACATGGTACAGGCTCATTTAGTGCTTTAGATCAAATCTATTTCTATGATTCAAGCCCTGTTAATACAATCACAGGCGCGACAATCACAAGCTCTAGCAGTTGGATAAGCTCAATCACTTTGCCTGCAGGTGATTACTTTATAAATGCTAAAACTCTTTTTGAGTTTTCAGCCACGGGTTACTGCACTTACTCAGCTTATAATGGTTCTACAAAACTTACTCCTAGTGGTGTAGTTGGAGAAAGTCGAAGCTTATATTCTGGTAGCTCTGATATAGCAATGGGAATCATACAGCTTGCAAGCTCAACAGCTATTACTTTTAAAATAGATGCTTTGAGCAATGTTGACACTGGCACAGCACAAAGCTCAACACCCAGTCAACACAATCTAATTTATATAGAAAAATTAAGTTAGGGGAATAACTAATGAGTTATAAAACTTTAAAAGTAAACTCAACAGCTCCTGATTCAAGTAATAATATATCTATTGATTCTACTAATTTATTAGATGCAGGGCGCTCTGCTGTTAATTGTGTATTGAGAAAAACTGCTACAGGGTGGGGCTCTAATAGCTGTTTAAAAGCTTATAGTGGGCATTTAAACTTTAATGAGGATTCTCATGCAGGTAATACTGCTTATCGTTATGATGTAGGAGATAATTATATCTCTCGATATGCAGGCGGAGAGTATAATCTTCAAGACTCAATCACTTTTATAAATAGCTCAGGCTCATATGTGCCAATAGGGTCTTCATCTTGGGTTATGGGATATACTTTTTCTGGCTCTGCTTTTAGCGGTAAAACTGTTATTTTAAGAGCAGTAATTGCAGGTAAACACATGACCACTCCTGTTGATTATGACTTTCAGTGGAGACTTGGCAGCCCTTCCAATGCTTTAAATACAACTACTGCACTCGGCCCATTGGCCAAATGTTTAACTGAATATAGCAGTGTTGCTTATGGAATTTTTACAGGCTCTGGCAGTGATCAAACTGTTTCAATAAGATTTATCAATAAGACTAGCGGAAGCATTGCAATTACAAGCGGAGCTATTGCTTCAATACAATCAATCACAGCCAAAATTATAGAATAAGGAGATAAAATGTTTTGTGTAGTTAAATTAAGTGGTAATTTACAGATAGGCACTGTGGTGCAGTTTGACACTGTTAATAATGTGTGGACTACTGCCACAGCCCATAATGATTTAATTGGCGTGATTAGCCAAGCACCTCAGCAAAATGAGGATGATCTTACTTGGTGGGGTCATGTGGTTTTTGCAGGTGTAACTCAAGCATTAGCCCATGAGGCTATCCCTGATCAAGGTGGTGAGCTCTCTATCAATAATGGCAAGGTGTTAGTAGATAATACTGCTGATGGCTGTGGCATTATTGCACCTCTTGCTAGAGGTCAAGTCTCT